CATCCATCTCATTAGCAGCAGCGAACATAGACGCTCTCTCAAAGTCATCGAATGTTTGTACTTCGCCACTAACAGGATCTAATACTGTGAATACAGATCCTTCACTACCTGCTGGTGCTTTGAACGACCCTGCCACTGGCATACCAGTCACAGGGTCGCGTTTAATGGCAGAAGCGACAGTTCCCTTCTTCTCCTTCTTTCTGTTTGCTTGATAGTCTTCTTCTTCTTTTTGGAGTGCTTCAAATGCGGTCAATTGTTTTACATCACCTTCGACAAGTTCCTCGACACTAATACCCATCTCTGCTTTGATCAGTGCGAGTTCTTCGGGTGGGATTGATGCCAACTGAGCATCTCTTTTTTTCTTTGATGCTGCTGCATTCACCTTTGCTTGTGCTGCCTCGTCTGGTGTCATTTCAGGCGAGACGGTTTTTATTGCATCAAGTATTTTATCACCAGACGGTGGTTTCTTCTTTGACTCTGCCATCTTCTTCAACTGGTCGACCACTTTCTGCATGTCTTTATCAGCGAGATCATCGTCATCGACGATTGCCTGTAGTTCTTCCAGGGTCGCGCCAACCAACTTTGACGCGTCAATCTTGCTATCCATGCCAATTATGAACGACTCATTGTAGAGTCCAGAGTCTTCTGCTGACTTGCGCGCTTCTCTTCCCTGCGTTTTATCGAGTTCTACTACCTTCGGTTTTTCAATTTCCTTTGCCTCAGGTAGATCGATGCCGAGAAGTGATGCTGCTGCGCGTCCAATGCCCACCACCCAATCGATGAATTTACTAATACCATCGACAAGCATTTCGACCCCCACCTTTGCAGCAAGGAACTTTGTCTTCAGGTGATCAACGATGAAGTCTGTGACTGGTTGCATTAGTTCTATAATGTCGCCTATGACGCCAAAGATAGTTCGGATTATATCAGAGAATACATCAAAGTAACTGAACGAGTCCAACACCTTACTGAGGATGTTATCTTCGCCAAGAACTGATTTCAACAAACCAGACAATGCGTCTTTGAGAAAATCTAACGGTTTGGTGATTACTGCCATCATACCTTGGAAGAATCCCTCTACACCCGCAAGGAGTTTCTCTCCGAGACTCCCTTCTTTGTCATTGAAATAATCGAACGCAGTCATTAGTCCGTTGACAACCGCAGCGATTGCAATACCGATCCCTATTATCAAAGGGACCATGGGAAGTATGGTAGTCGTCAGTATCGCAAATGCTCCACCCAGACTACCCATAATCGCAGAAATAGGAAAGATGCTATCGAGCAGATCTTCTATACCTTCCTCGCTAGCATCATCCTTTCCTTTGTTGAAAGCAGATATGAACTTACTACCTCCTTCATTGTCAGGGTCTTTTTTTCTCTTTGTCTTTTTGTCGGCAAGTGCTTCTGCGTCCAGTTCATCATCTGACAGGTCGAGCGCAGTAGCGATTTGATTTTGACTGGCAGATTCAATGCTGGCAGGTATCACGTCCAAGAAAGACAACAGGACTCCTTCAATGCGTAAGAGAGTCTCTGACATCAGATCCATCGCAGTGCCATTGACTTCTTTCAGACTCTCGAATACACCTTCGATTGACTCGAATTGAGCATCTTCAACATTGGTTGAGATCTCATTACTCTCGAATTGTGCGTCCATCAAAGCAGGAAGGTTGCTATTGAATAGAACCAACTCTTGTGATACACCTTCCAGGATACTGTCTGCCATTATCGTGTCGCCTTTCTCTGTTCTATTTTTTCGTTTTCTTCTTTTATATACTGAGTGAGTAGCGCAATGTAGATTGCCCTCTCCCACGGTAACATATTATCCAACTCCGTCAAACTATAATTATGGTGTTGCATCAAAGCGAAATTGGTCTTGTAATGGTTTACAAGGTTATCGTGGGACAGGGTTATCAGAAAAAATCAGATAACCCTTTCAGCACCACGCTGTTTTCTTTTCCGCACTTCTTACAATTGAATTTCAAATCGTGTTTCAATGCGGGCATATTTTCTAAAAAGTCTGTCATACCTTTCAATTGGTGCGCTGTCATATTACCAACAAAATCTTCCATTTCTTCTTTGGGTTGGTCTGATGCATCAATTCTTTCATCCTGAGTCAGAACAGCACCAACACAACCAGCAAGGACTTCCATTGCTGTTTCGCTCTTTGTCTCTTTGGTGCTGGCACCTTCTGTGATCATAGTCTCATATGTCGGATACTTCATCTCGACGGAGATCTCTGGTGTTATAGCAACCACATTCGTGCCTACAGGTGCGCTGACGTTAAGTGCTTCGAGGTCAACGACATACTCGTTTGGTTCACCGCATTCTGCAACGTTGCACGAAATAATAATGTCAGAGGTTTCACCAACCGACTTTGCGCGAATTTGAGTGAACATATATTCTATATCAAACGTGGCGAGTTTCTCTACCTCAATGTTTGCTTTCGGATCCAAGCAGGCACCTAGTGTGTCTGACATAGCAGACAAACACATCTGCATGTCCTTTGACTCAAATGCTTGTAACAGTAATTTCTCTTCCTTGACCAAGTATGGTCGGTATTTGACACGCTGTCCCGTTGATGGGATTGTCATATTAAAATTCAGCGTTTCGTTAATCTTGGGTAATGCCATTATATTAAACTCCAGTTCAATTATTTAACAAGGTAATTCGAGTATGTCAATGATACGGTCAACTCGATAGCAGCGGTCTGTGCTTGGTTATTTAGGTCTATCTCTGCCATAGATGTTGGGTATGCCTTTAACAACTCGGTGGAGTACACGACATCGCCCAATCTATCCAATTGTGTTACCGTGAGACTCTTGGAATAGTTGGAGTGGAACCCTGCTGTGTATGGTGGTTCAGGGGATACTATGCAATCCATCCACTCTTGGAAATATTTTCTAGCACTGTACGCATTGGTCAAATAGAAAGTCATGTTTATGTCACCGAGGGTGTAACCATTGGCGACTTTGATTTGTTCCATACCAATGTTCCGTTCAAGAACAGACAGATTCTTTCCAGGAATTCTTGCAGAGGTACAGAGATCTGTCAGTTCTCTTCTATTGCCGATGTCCTGCGCTTTTGAACCATCTGCCTTCAGCGTTCCAGAAAGGTTGGGTAGGTGAACACGGAAACGGTTGTTTGATGCCATGCCTCCTTGATCTTCGATTATACCGCGCAGAGCGTCTGTGCGAAATACTGTTGTCTGGTTGGGATACTTCATATCGGTTTCCTTGCCATTATCCTGCTCTCTTTATGTACTTTGCTCAAGGTTGCCTTCTTGAAGTGTGCTGTCGGGAGGTGCACTGCCACTTCCCATTCGTTGGCAGGAACGTTTGCAACCCTGCCAATTATGTTGCTGTACAGATACCTCTTGATGCAAGGTCTGTGTGCCTTCAGGAAAGACTTGCCCAACAAGTAATCGTAGTTGATCTTCAACCTCGTCTTGCTGTTGAAGTTGTCCACCTGTGATGTTGCTCGGTTTAGTAGGTTGTAGTACAACCGTTGCCGCAGGTCTATCGGGAGGTAGTGAAGGTTGAGTCCAAGGAACCCTCCCTTATACTGCTCCAACATGATGACCAATGGGAACCTGTCGTAGTATCTCAACTCCATTCTGTTCTTCGGTTTATAGATGAACATGTACATTCTACCGATGAAGTAATTTGCCGCAACTGGCAACTGCCTCTTCATCTTGTTTCGGTCAACATCTATATTGCTGATCTCGTCCATCTTATCAAAGAACCAATCTCGGGATGCCTTTGTGTTAGCATCCAGTCCTTCTGCTTCGAGTTGTTGCTTATATATTTCGAATTGGTTCTCATCCATACTGTTTATTTATATAGACTGGAGGACTGTTTTTGAGGAATAAAAAAAGCACCCCGCAGGGTGCTTCAAGGATCATGCATAAATCATTACAGATTAAGAGTAACAGTAGTGACCACAGCATTTTCTGCCCAGTCAAGTCCACCGATATCATCCTTGCTCAAGTCAGTTCCAACATATGCAACTTCTACATCTAACCTTTCTAGTAAAGTTACTGCACCAGATACTTCAAAGTTGAAATACTTGTCGTCGCCATTTTCAAATGTGGCAGTGTCCAAGAAAGTTTCACCTACTTGTGCGCCAACAGTTACGATACCAAATTGGTGACTATATCCAGCAAAGACATATGTTGCCTTACCGCTTTTAGCATAACCATCATCAGTCCAGTTAACACCTGCTTCAATGCCTTTCCAATCAGCAGCAGCGTAAACTTCACCGTAGTCGTTGTTGTCGTTGCTACCATCATTAGGATAGGTGTAGTAGATGTAACCTACATCAACCGCAACATCAGATACTGCGAATGTGTATCCAGCAGTGTAATCTAATTCAATAGTGGCGTCTTCATCGTCATTAAAGTCGATGGAAGAACCCCAAACGCCAGCGTGTGCACCAGATACATGGTTAAGGTTAATGGAACCTTGTAACGCTGCGTCGGTATTAGATTGACTAATTCCTCGAAAACGATAGTCGGATGTTAGTGCAACCGAACCGTCCAGTGAAAAATCACTAGCGGATGTGTTGCCTGTAAATATCGCAGCAGCAATTGCTCCGAAGATCATTGTTTTTGTCATATGTCTATTCCTGATAATAGTATAGTGGTTGTATGGAATCTATTCTCTTACGTCTATCATCCATAGAGTATACTTATAAGATATGGGTGATTATAAAAACGCAAATAAGACACCCCGAAGGGTGCTTATATAATTGAAAAGATCTAGATGTTAGTCAGCGTTTGCCAACTTCTGGAAGTATGAGAAAGCATCCTCATCACCACCGTCACCCGCTTCTTCAGCAGTGGCAGCAGCACTTACAGCAACCTCTGGTTCACGAGCAGTGGGGGCAGAAGGTGCCTCTTCAACTTTATCGATAGCAACGTCACCAGCAATTGTGCTTGGTGCCGTCTGACCCAACACTTCAAACAGTTTAGTCTGTAGTGCGTCGAAAGACTTGTAGTTTGCTGGATCGATATACTGGTTGATATCGTGCAGACCATTCATAGTGGTTTGCAGTTCAGTTTCGTTTCCACCGTGGAGTTCAGATGCTGCCTTGAACTCAGAACGATCGTAGTTGCGGTATCCCTCAACCTGACGGATCTTCAACTGGAAGTCAGCACCGTTCCAAAGATCGAAAGGATCGACAGGAGTTTCACCTGGAAACTGAGGTGACATCATGTCTTGGATCTTATCAAAGATCTTCTTACCGAACTGATACATGAAGACTTTGCCTTCGTTCTCAGGAGCAGAAGGGTCGGAGATGACCAGAATGTTTGTAACGTAGTGAAGTCGACGCTTCTGCTTACGAACAGTCTCGCGGTCTTCCTCGTTGCCAGAGTTCCACAGTTTGGTGTTGTACTCGCCAAGAGGGTCTTGGTTGCCGAGGGAAGTCAGTGACTTCTCGATGTACCACTTACCAGTTGGTCCTTTGAAACCGTGGTCCCAGTATCGAACCCAAGGCACTTCGTTTTCAGAAGGGAGGAATCGGATGACAGCATAACCATTCTGCGCTTTGTCTACAGTTGGTTTCCAGATGTCTGGGTTGTCTTTGCGATCGGTTTTATCACCGCCACCTGCTTCTTGTGCAGCAGAGACGAGTTTGTTGATGTCATAACGACGTGATTTTAATTTACTAATATCCATAATGGATCCTTATATTGCTGAAGTATGATTGTATTCGCCCGACAGTATTGGTCGAACATGTTTGGCAGTATGCGCCAATAGTATTTATAATAGTCGGCATCTCAATGAGATGCCAACAGATGGTTATTATTATTTGCCATCAGACACGAACTTGTTTATACGCTGTGCCATATCTCTGATCTCAGAAAAGGATGGATATGTGGGTGGTTCTGGTAATTCAGGGTTCTTTCCCGCATCTGTCTCAATCTGGTGCCGAGAAAGTGCATCTTCTCTTTCGCTGTAGTATTGCTCACTGAGTATACTTTTTGCTTCGTTGAAGATGTCGAACCTGAGTTCGAATGGAGTTTTGTTGCTAGACATAAATGTCTCCTTATGTGTGTGTGTATTAAAAATGCCTGATTGTTTCCTCAACCAGACATTCTATTATAAGCATCCAAGATGAGATGTCAACAGATGATTATCAATCAAATGGTAACTCTGCTGATTTCTCTAAGAAGTTTAGACTCATCGCTTCTGCTTCCAACTTTGCCTTGATGACAGTTGAAACATACTTGCGGGAGTCTTCGACTTCTATCTTGTTTTCTTCGCAGCAATGAATGACCGCATCGATGTATGACAGTCGGTGTTCTTGAACTGCTTTCTCAACCAGTTTGCTGAACTTTGACTTGGTCAAGAATTCAAGACCTGGATTGACTTCCTCAGTCATCTGAATTCTCCTCTGGTGTTTCGGCAACTGTGATTATCTGCGAACCTTGTTGGAGTTCTTGCACTAATGCAGAAACATCACGGTATGGTTGCGACATAAGATACTCTACAACTGCATTGAAAGTCGGATGTGTTAATCCGACCAACTTGT